ACGTATTAAGCCTTCTCTATCAATAGTAAAATTGACTTCACCCGTAGTAGCCCCTTCAGGGAAGGACAAAGGACTTGCTTCTGTAACAAGCCCTTTTGCCATGGATATATAGTCTTTTTGTCCTGCGGCTCTCATTCAGATTCCTAAACTCTTTCGATTGGTTGAATTGGGCTAGTCAATATCTCATTAGCTCGACCTTCATCAAGGTCACCTTGCTGTTCTAAGTATGCCAACCCCATTGCATTTTCCTCATGATTAAGGTCTATAAATGTTGCGTCATTCACCAAGTCAAGAAAGTCTGCAACGATAGGGTCTGTAGCCGCTCTTGTGCGTATAGCAATACGCTCTGCCGCTGTCATACGCTGTTTAAACGCCAGCTTGGTGATGTGCGGCGGTCTAACAGGTTGTCGTTGTGGTATGCGTATTAAAGCCATGTTATTTCACCTTAACGTAAATTGGTAGTTGGGTGTCTGGATCAACCGACTCAAAAATTCCGTTGCCAGATATGAAGTCATATATATACACGGTGTTTGATGCATCAGTAAGGTAAGCAACGTTTACCCCATCAGTGGAAAAGGCACGAGCGTCTGCGTCTTCGCTAGCAAAACGGCTTTCAAAACCTGTAATAGCGCCCGTTTCTGTCGCTTGATAGACTACACCGTTATTTCTTAGCAGATAAAAAGCGCTATCCGCGTAAGTAATATCATCCAAAGTAGCCGCAAAGCCTGTGTTGAAAGACGTTACAAGGGTGCCAGTTAAATCGTATTTCTCAATAATGACCGGTGAGTTTGCGGCAACTAGATAGAAATGGTCTCCGTCAGTTGTTATGCCTGTTCTTGGTGAACCAATAGAAATTGAACTACCTGCTGACGAACCATCTGACCTAAACTTAGACACAGTGTTGGTACTACCACCAAAGGTGCCAAAGATATAGAGGACATCATTGACTGGATCATAATCAGCACTTTCTGAGTTCTGTAGACCTGTTAACGTTAGTGTGCCGATAAGCACACCCGTATCAATGTTTCTTCTTTCAGCGGTACTGCCGCTAAAAGTCCATACCTCGCCATTAACAATGGCAACGGCTTGGTCTCTAGTCGTGGTATAATTCGTGCCGTTATATTGAAGGTCTACTGGACCATAAAAGGCATCAGGGTATACCGCAGGGTTTGTTTCAAAGACGCCACTTTTCAGAAAAACTTCACCGCTTGACGAAGTAAACACGTCAACGCCGCCTACTTGCAACGCTAAAACGCCTCCAATCGGTAAGCCACCACCTACTAAAGATGCCGTTTCTATAGTCATGTTATAAACTCCAATTTGATACGCCGTCAGACGTTAAAGTGATTGATATGCTTGAAGGTTGGTTGAACGTAATGCTGGTGTCTGCGCCATCCCCTGACGTTATTGTGTCTGAGCCTGAGGCAGTTACTACAGGTTCATTAGATACATATCTGTCAGGTTGTGTAATGATAATAGTAGAGTTAGCGCTTACGGAGTTAGCTAGGGGTAGTGTGTATCCTACATCCCCATCTCGAAGTTCATTAATTCGTCTAGCAGTAAGAACACCTCCTCCTGTCTGAGGAATCACTTCTGCTAAATCAGGACTAGGTGGAGGTACATCACTAAGGTCATTGTAGCTCCCCGTAGTGGAAACTGTAGCTAGATTAGAGATGTCTGTTTCAACACTTTCTATCCTAGATATTAATACAGGACTCTCTTCAATTATAACCGAATCCGCATAAGCTTTAGAAGCTTCTAATGTAGCAGCATCCTTGGAGTCTATCTCTTCTTTTAAATATACACTGTCTCTTGTAACAATACCATTACTACCAGAAGGGGCTGTAGAAAGATTTAAAATGGTGTTTCCATTCATATCTAAATCTTCTTCCATCTGATTAGCTTGCCCTTGTACGGGTTTACGGTCTAGCTTGCTATCTAGTGCAGTTTTTATTTTCTCTAATTCAGCATTAACAGGAGCATTGCTACCTGAGAGAGTATTACGAACGTATTCAGTCATTATATCCACCTAAAAGGAATTTCTTAATAGCACTAGGCGCTTTGTGTTTAGAAGGTACTTCAATACCTTTGTTCTCTGCGTAGCTTAGTAACTCCTGTTTTGTATTAAGTTCTTCTAGATTCTCTTTAATGCTTTTGTCTGCTACAAACTTTAACGAGGCATTGTACATCTTGAATGCCCATTCCGCTTCTCGCTTAGAGGTAAAGCCACCTTTCAGGGCATCAGGTAAAGAACCTTGTCTTGTCCACTTATAAACAGGTCCTACTTCTAATGTGTACTCTGTTCCTTTCTCACATACATATTTCATTCTTGATGTCCTCTTGGTCTATAGCTTGCCAAATTACCCTTACGTCCATACTTTCTCTTACTGCGTCCACTACCAAGTGTTCTATTGTCTTGCTGTAACTTAATCTTAGCCGTTCTAGCTCTTTGGCTTATCATACCTATGGGTTGTTGATAAACTAACGTCAGAGCCTCATTGAGGAACATATCTAGGTATGTTTCAGATAGGTGGGCAGGAACAGGGATTACAAAGTCGTCTGCTTGGAGAAATGTTTCTTCTTGAGATACAACCACACGAGTTTTACTTGACTGAAGCGTATCGTCATAATCACTGTGATAAGAATCAAATACCACATACTTATTATCAAAAGACGTATAATAGGATGGAAACTGTTTCGTTTTGATTTCCATTTTGTTTTCATCATACCCCTCCACAACAATAACGTCACTCCCTGCTGCATTAGTAGTGACTGATACAAAGTCTAAGGGAGATAGGTATTGCAACTCTTTATAGTTAATATCCCCACTCTCTTTAGCACAGTTGTACCATAAGCGGCTCTCTTGTATCTTCTGTACATCATTAGGGATAAGCATGTAGTTAGGACGTTCTGTGTCTGACACACTCTCTAACACTGTCTCACGCATTGTGAACAGTAGATTGGGGTATGCTTGCACCATTTGGTAGTACACACGTTCAGCTATCTTAGCTACTTGTTGACTCTCATCAGTATCAAAAATACTATCGACATAGAAACCACTAGTGGCATCACTGTATTCTTGAACTACTTGTAACAATGTTCGTTGCATCTTATTCTCCAAGAAATCTTATAAAGGGCACTCAATGAATGCCCTTGAAAGAATCCCTGTTATACAGGAGTAGCGATAGTTACTAGAGCTTCTGGACGCTTAAGACCGAAGCCATAACGACAAGTAGCTGACCACTCATCACGCTTCAGGTTAGTGTTACGGAAGAACTCAGTCTCAGGACGCTGACGGATAACACCCATGAAAGGCATAGCTGTAGAAGAAGCCATTGACATAGCGATACAGCCTTTACCAGTGATTGTACCAGAACCAGCACCATCATACTCTGCAAGTGTTTCAGCAGATACGTCAGGTAGGTTGTGGCTAACCATGATGTTAATACCAGCAATGTTACGGACGATGTTCAGCTTGTCACCGAAACCAGTTTGTACTAAACCATCAACATTGAAGTTGAAGTTAGAACCATTAGACACCTCAGTGATGTTCAATAGCTTGTTCAGTTCAAATTCCATTTCAGGAGTGATGATAAGCATACGGTTTTCAACAGGAACATACGCCTTATCGAAAGCAAGCTTAACAGCCATGATGTCTTCAATAGTAAGCGCACCACCTGTACCCTTACCTTGGAAACGGTGAGCACGACCATTGATTGTGTTAGGGTCAGACAGAGTCTGTTGGTTAGCAGTAGCTAAACATGCAGTCTCCATATCTGTAGCCATAGCAATACCAGACTTGTGAACGTTCTCTTGGAAGAACGCTTCTGCTTGGTGAGCATCTTGCTTCATACGGTCAGTAACGAAGAACGCATCCTGCTTGTAAGCAGTAACAGAAAGGTCTACACGGTCAGTAGCCATACCGTCATAAGTGATTTGGGTATTCTCTGTGTAGTCTGTAACATCACGGTCTTTAGTAAGAGTCAAGTTCAGAGTATCACCATCAGGGAAGATACCTGTCTTATCATCGAACAACGGACGACCAATTAACCAATCATCGAATTGTTTCTCAAGTGAGCCTTGATATAGCTCTTGACGAACTAAGTTAGGTACTGCTGCATAAGTAAAAGTAGACATTATTTATTTCCTCAGTTAGAAAGGTAGTTTGATACCAT